ATTGAAGGGTTCTTTGGATGATTAAAGTTGAAACGTCTCAGGGCGAAATAATCATCGATGTTCCTGAGAAATATTCTAAAGTTGGAATAAAGATTTCAGGAGGAGCAGACAGCGCGATCCTGTCGTACATGTTAGCCTTGTATAAAAGAGATGTGCGAGACATAGATCTGATTCCATTCACAGCCATTAATGCGGCCAAACCTTACCAACATATTTTTGCTCACAGAGTAATTGGATTTATCGAAAAACAAGTTGGAGTGCAATTCTATATTCACCAAATAAAACCTGAATTAGTTAATCCTGACACTTATGCCGAAGAACTAACTGAGTATACAAGACTATTGAGAAATAACGGCATTATACAAACTCACTTCACTGGAATAACTGAAAACCCAGATGCTGACGTCAAGCTTGTACTTGACAATGGCTGGGATGGCATGGCTGATAGAGAAAAATCTTTAGGCATAAAGCCCATCAAAAGAAAGAACTCATATGTTCCTTTTGCTAATGTGAATAAGAAAGCTATTGCCGAATTGTATAACTATTATGGATTAACTGATACGCTTTTTCCAATCACGAGAAGTTGTGAAAGTAGAAAAACACATTTTACTCAACCTCATTGCGGAAAATGTTGGTGGTGTGTAGAAAGGAAATGGGCATTTGGAAGACTTGATTGAAAAAATTCTAAAAACAATTCCGACTTACAAACATAAAAAAGATCTACTAAAGATAGGAGAAGAGGCTTCGAAGTTAAAGCCTTTCTCCAAAGTTTTAATCCTTGGTCCAGGTCAAGGCGCAGAAACTATAGTAATAAAAAAAATGTGTCCGACTTGTAAGATAACCTCGATTGACGAATGGTATGAAAACGAATTTGAAGATCGGGCTCGAGGATTGGCTAAAGGGAAATTTAAAATAAAATTTGAAGATCGTGGCGAAATAAGTAACACTCGTCAAGATTATTTGAAACATTGCAAAGATTTTGATGTATATGTAGATGATGTATTTGATAAAAATATCTATGAAACTAAAATCATTGATGAGATTAGTGCTGACTGGGATTTCATATATTATGACTGTGATGATAATGGGGGCGCTATACAACAATTCGATATGATAAAGAAAATGCTTGAGAAATTATGGAATATGTTAAATGATGGCGGAATTCTAATGGGAGACGATTTCTTTTATTTTACAAAACCAGATTTTAAGATGACTCCAATAGTAGAATCATTATTCTATGAATTGAATGATGCTATTGAATTTGATTTTGATAATAAAAGTAGAAATCTTTATTGGATTATAAGAAAAAAATGAAATTTATAGATGATCTTTGTTCTACGGTTCCAACACAATGCGAAAAAGAATTTCTTCTTGAAATAGCAACCCAGAGTTTTCAGTTTCCACCCAATGCAGATGTGCTTATGCTGGGTGTTGGTCTTGGAGCTGAAGCCATAATTGTTAATAAGTTTGCTGACTCACCAAACATAGTCATTGTAGACGCCTTCATCTTTTCCTTTCTTATGGAAAAATGTTTACCTTACACGAGCGTTCATAATATTGAAAATAATCAAGAAAATTTAGAATTTTTCTTAAAGATGTATAACGTTGATGCTGAAATAATAAACATAGAATTAAATGAAACCTCTGATGATAAAAGAATCTTTAAAGAATGGAATTTCATTTATTGCGATTTGAACGCAGACGGCAGTCATGGATATGACAAATTGTTCTATAGTTTAATAAGAAAACTTTTCCCGTTATTAAAACCCAATGGAATGATTTTTGGTAGAAATTATTTTCATACAAGAAATAGTGAATCAGACAAACCAAAAATGACTCTTTTAGTTAGAAATATAGCAACTGAATTAGGATGTTCTCTGGAGCATAGTAATTTATTGCATATTTGGTATGAGTCATCTTCTTATTGGATACTGAAAAAATAAACGAATACTGCATAAAAAAGATTGACATATATACCAAAAAGTTGTATACTATATTATATTTAGATATACTTAGATCGTGAACATGGAGTATCACATTGTCTCTTATCAATCGCCTTATCAAGAATTCTACGATCGAACTATCTTCAGTACTCACTGAAAGTAAGATCTATAATCGTAAAGATATGATTACAACTAGCGTTCCAATGGTGAACGTAGCGCTCTCGGGTCGCATCGACGGTGGATTAACTCCAGGACTAACCATTATGGCTGGTCCGTCGAAGCACTTCAAGTCAGCCTTTTCTCTCCTTATGGCTGGCGCTTATATGAAGCAGTACCCAGAGAGTGTTCTTCTATTCTATGACTCTGAGTTTGGTACGCCAAAAAGTTACTTTGAGTCTTTCAACATTGACATGGATCGTGTAATTCATACGCCAATCACCGACATCGAAAAACTCAAGTTTGATATCGTCAAACAACTTGAAGAAATCGGACGCGACGATAAGGTGGTGATTGTTATTGACTCGGTCGGTAACTTGGCATCGAAGAAAGAAACTGACGATGCTCTTGAAGGTAAGTCAGTTGCTGATATGTCCCGAGCTAAAGCACTTAAATCACTTTTCCGTATGGTAACACCGCATCTGACAATCAAAGATATTCCACTCATTGTAGTCAACCACACTTACAAAGAGATGGCTCTCTATCCACGTGATATTGTCTCAGGTGGTACTGGTATCTATTATTCAGCTGATACTATTTGGATCCTTGGTCGTCAACAGGAGAAAGACGGCAAGGAGATCACTGGCTATAACTTTGTTATTAATGTTGAAAAGTCTCGTTATGTTAAAGAAAAGTCTAAGATCCCAATCACTGTCTCTTATGAGGGTGGTATCAAAAAGTGGTCAGGCCTACTCGACTTAGCTCTCGAAGGAGGTTACATTTCGAAACCTACATCCCAATCCTATCAGTTTGTTGATAGAACAACTGGCGAACTCATTGGTGCAAAGATGAAAGCTTCTGAGATTGAAGATAATGGTGAAGCTTGGAAAACATTGTTGAAGACTACTGATTTTGCTGAATGGATTAAGAATAAATACACGATTGCTTCTGGATCTTTGGTAAATCAGAATGAAACAGAAGAATAAAAAATACAACACAGATGAAAGTTAAAAATGATTGAAAAGACTATCTTATCACACTTAGTATTCAATGAGTCTTATGCAAGAAAAAGTCTTCCTTTCCTTAAGAATGAATACTTCCATAACCTATCTGACAAAGTAGTCTATAGTCTGATTGATGACTATGTTAAAAAGTACAATAGCACCCCAACTAAAGAGGTGTTGATGATTGAGCTCAACAATCGTGATGGTCTCAACGAGAATGCGTTCAAAGAGTCTAAACGACTTATTGAAGACTTGCAAGTAGACAACACCGAGCTCAAGTGGCTTCTCGACTCTACCGAGAAGTTCTGTCAAGAGAAGGCGATCTATAACGCTATCATGGCTTCGATTAAGATCATCGATGATAAAAGCGGCGCTTCATCGACAGGAGCCATCCCAACACTTCTTAGTGAAGCCCTAGGTGTTTCTTTTGATGTAAGCATCGGTCATGACTATTTCGCAAACTCAGACGATCGATATGAGTTCTATCATCGTAAGGAAGAACACATTCCATTCGATATTGATTATTTGAATAAAATCACGAAGGGTGGACTTGTTAGAAAGACTCTTAATATCGCTCTAGCCGGAACTGGCGTGGGTAAGTCACTATTCATGTGTCACTGTGCATCTTACAATCTGACACAAGGTAAGAACGTACTTTACATTACAATGGAAATGTCAGAGGAAAAGATCGCCGAGCGCATCGATGCAAACCTTTTGAATGTTACTGTCGACGAACTTTCTACTCTTCCAAAAGACTCGTATGACAAGAAGCTTAGTCGAGTAAAGGAGAAGACTATTGGAAAGCTTATCGTTAAAGAATACCCTACCGCTTCTGCTGGCTCTGCAAACTTTCGTCATCTTATCAATGAACTTCGTATCAAGCGAAATTTTATTCCTGATATTATCTACATTGACTATCTCAACATATGCTCTTCTAGTCGCATCAAAGCGGGTTCAAACATCAATTCGTATACTTACATTAAGTCGATTGCTGAAGAACTACGTGGTCTTGCCGTTGAGTTTAACGTTCCTGTGGTTTCTGCTACTCAGACTACTAGATCTGGATACGGTAATTCTGACGTCGAATTGACAGACACCGCTGAGTCTTTCGGCCTACCGGCGACTGCTGACTTAATGTTCGCGCTCATCTCCAGTGAACAAATGGAAGATCTGAATCAGATCATGATTAAGCAACTCAAGAATCGTTATAACGACCCAACGATTCATCGGCGCTTCGTGGTTGGGATTGATCGTGCTAAGATGAGGCTATACAACGTAGAGGAGTCAGCACAGGGTGATATCATGGACGATACGCCAGTATTCAATAAATCTTCATTTGGATCAGCTGAAGATGATCGTAAAAAAAGACTAAAGGATTTTATTACGTGATAGTAGTAAAATAATGCTTGACATAAGGCTATATACATAGTATTGTGTAAGTAAGAAGAATGTTTCCTGATAGCTCAGTTGGTAGAGCGTTTGACTGTTAATCAAAATGTCCTTGGTTCGAGCCCAAGTCAGGGAGCCAAATATGTCGGTGAAGTGTTACGGTAGCACGGCGGTCTCCAAAACC